AAGGAATACGTCTATAATATCCCTCCACCCATTCACCATTATCTTTTCTCTTTGCTTTAAAAAGGATTTCTCTCATTGTTTTTCCTCCACTAAATCCTAATTTAGTTAATTCAGTCTAACCCAACCAGTAGTATAGGACACGCACTACTGGTATGGGTTCTATACTATTCATCGTCCTCCTTGTCTCCTAAGGACGCATGTGTTATAATGTCCTTAGAAAGATGAGCAGTGGACGGTCCGGCAAGACATATAGTCCGCTGCTATTTTTTAGTTACGCATACTCACCTTTATTTTTTACCCTATCTTTTTACATCTTTTTTGCAACTTTGGCTGTTGTCGTGCCCTCTTTAACAAGCTTTATCTTGGCATACTCTTCCGTTAACGCCTGCATCTGTGTCATATCTACCGCACCCTGTTCCCACGCTTGATAGAGATCCATACACTTTTCTACGAACTCCGGAATCCGTTTCCTGGCTGTCTTTGGCCAGTAATCGGCAATCAAGACATTGGTCGGTATTGCCAAGAGCATGAACCATATTTGCTCTGCCAGCTCATCCTCACGCTCTCGGAGCTCCTGTTTAACTTTCTCACGTTCCTGTAGACGGACTTTTTGGAGTTCCTCGGCGGTCATTACGAATGTCTTAGCCTTCTTTTCATTTTCGCGCTTCCAGCGCCTTACCTCTGCCCTGCTCATTTGCCCCCCCCTGATATAACTTTCCGGTAGATATTCCGGAAAGTCTTCAATACTCATCTGTCCCGGAATTTCATTTCTCAGCACGTTCTTTCTGCTCAATTTCTTCATATTCGATCACATACTCCTTCTTGCCTTTTGTGTTCCCAGGAATAACGCGATAACCAATCTGTACCCTATATCCTGCCTTTATTAGAAGTCCTGCAATTGTCAGCCTATCTTCTTCGTTTAAACCTGCACTCCCACCTCTAATGCTACGAATGATTGACATGTCCCTCACCTCCCATATAGATTTCGTGCAGAGCATTTACTTTTCCAGCAAACCATAGCAGCAGATCTGTAATGTCCGATTTGCACGAATATTTTTCCATGAGCTTTTTGGATCTCTTATTGTATGCTGCCATATTGTTATCTTCTAAATATTGCTTATAGCTTTTCCAGCAATCGTTGTAAATGTCGCTGATTCTCTGTATAATATCTTCCATATTCCTATCCTCCGTAACCAACGTAACCATTCTTACAATTTTGTAACCACAATTCGGTTACCCTGTTTTTCGTTGATTTTATGCGGTTTTTCGGGTATTTTCCTTTATGGTAACCAAGGTAACCATTGATTTTCCTTATAAGGGACTTTGTGTCTGTGTTCCATCCACACACCCACACACATATATGTATATATAGAAAACGCATGGTTACTCGGTTACCTTGGTTACCGGTTACCCTTTTTACGTTATCTGAATGGTAATTCCTCCTGATCGTACAGCTCTTCTGGCTCAAATCCGTCCTCGTCCTCATACTCATTAAGCTTAAGGAAAATGCAGCGCTTCGGCTTCCCATTTATCTTTTTTAGTTTATTCAAGCGCCCGTTGGATGTTTGAATCACCGCGTTTCTATCTGCCCAGGCAAGGAACGCTTTATCAGAAAATCCTCCCTGATTACATAATTCCTTAAATGCCTGTAGATAAATAATTGCGTATCCGTCCTCAATAATTCCCCATTTTTCCACTTTGGTTTCTGTGTCAAAACGCTGATTGTTCATGCTTATCTTGTCAAGTAAATAGTTATAACATCTTTCATGCTCAGATAACTCCGAATGATCCACAAGGACTTCCTGCGCTTCCGAGATGTCTATATACATTCCATCATGGAATATGTAGTCCGTGGCAATCTTGTCGGAAGTGAGCACGATAGATAATGAGATGCTCTGCTTCTGCATTTTATCTTCTTTATAGACTTTACGCTGGATCTCCTGTTGTATCTCTCTTATTCCGTCCCTACCAAGCTTTTTCAAAACCTTCACAAATTGTTTTCCTAAATGACCATAATTTTTCTTAAATGTTTCTGCTGCTTCCTGTGGATCCGGAAATACATGATCCCTACATTCAACCTCCAAGATTCGGTTGATTGCTCCGCCCTGTCCTACATAAGAAGACAAAGGACGCTCACCATTTGTTATAATCACATTTTTCCAGTTATTTTCTCTGCGAATCCCAAGTTCTTTATTTGATCGGCTCTTTCCTTTTCCTGAACACAGATCGTACACAACTCCTTCAAAGTTATCCCTGATTCTGGCACTGGTCTTAGAGGAATCATCTAACATAAGCGGCAAATGATTTAATAGATTACACTTTGTTTCCAGCGCCACGTCTGTAGTTTTAAAATCTCCAATATACTGACTATCTGCCGGGTTCGCCCAAACGGATGCAGCCATCATAAGCGCCACTGTCTTTCCACCTTCAGTTTCTCCCCATAGATCCACGATAAACGGGAGTGCTCCAACTTGAGCGACTAACACGCTCGCCAGCGAAGCAGCTAAAAGGAATTTGATTTCCATTCTTCCTGTCTTGCGAAGATTTTTAAGATAATCTAACCATACAGTTTTATTTCCATTAGATGAAATACTTTCAAAAACCGACTTAAACTGCATATCTCCATCAAATACAATCTCTGTATCGTAGGGAATAAACCCATCACCAATCCATCCAAGTTTAGAGCTCGACATCTGAACCGGAATTGCGTCATCATTTAAGTTCTCCACATCTGAAAGATACTTTACCAACAGCTTCGCATTTTCTGACGTAACGGCCACACCCAGTTTTGATAGAGAGACAATCTTGCTGGCAGACGACACTAAATCTTTGGGCACTGTGATTTCTTTCCATGAATGGTTTCTTTTATAAGCTACTCGGAGTTGTTCTTCTCCTGTCTCTAAGTTTTTCATTCGCTTGATCGGAAGTATTGGATGATAACAGGCAAGAACCTCATTCGAATAATCCTTATTAAATGTATGTATTCCATCATCACCAGCAATCCATGCACCACACATCATGTTGTCATACGGACCGGTAAAATTTGTCCATTGATCCAGCATGGTTTTTGATGCCTTACTTTTTCGCCTTTCCCGATCCACACTTTTATAAACTTTTACAAGATCATCAAATTTCTGTTTCACTCCAAGTTCCTTCGCCCGATCTTGAAGAGATAGCAACATCCTCGCCTGCAGTATTACATCTTCCTGTTCGAATACCTCAATAAACACTTCCTCCGACAGGATGCTTTTTTGGTCATATTCAATTAAATTTTTCAACGTCCTGCCCTTTCTTCGTTTAAGATTTCGTGATGATATAATTCTAGTTGCAATGCATTGCAGCAATCGCACCATGTATCAGATAATGGTTCTGACCGGTTCATCCAATCTCGGTATATATCGATCAGCATATTGTTATGTTCCTGCTTCCTTTTAAGTTGCTCTTCCTTCTTCTTACGCATTTCCTGCTCTTTTTTCGCCTTATATATAGCAAGGTTAGACGAAAACGTCGGTTTCTCATATGATCCGCCAAGCATTCTAAAAGCGTCTTTAAATGGGATTCCGTAGAATTTCTGTAGAAAAGTGAATATATCTCCATTTTCTCCGCAACCAAAGCAAAAATACGAATCTCGATATATCTTCATAGATGCAGTTTTTTCGTTGTGGAACGGGCACCTGATAAAGCCTGCACGATTCGGATGCCCAAGCCCACATTTATAAATAATATCTTGCATACTATATATTTTTTTGATATCATCACTGGTCATAGTGCTCACCGCTTAATATCCGGATGATTTCGTCCCCAGTATCTTTCTTTTCACAAAACTCAAATTGTACATTGTACCGGTCACGAATCGTACACAGAGATTTATATAATTGGTTTCCGTCAACCGCTTTTGAGGAAACAATATATTTCTCTCGCTTTCCGTTAACCCATCTCCACCGCACCTCGTGCTTCCTTGGGTTCTTCCAAAAATAAACATCTTCCAGCGTTTTTATGTCCGGTCCATGCTCCACAAGTATCACGATCTGTATCCCTGCATCTATCGCCTTTAGCAGCTCACGTTTAAACCGCTCATGTTGCTGGCAGACATTTCCACAGAGCTCCTGCAGATTCTGCTTCCTGTCAATAATAAGCCGGGGATTATCTAAGGACATGTAATCCCCAACCATAAGCTTGCTCGAAAAATGCTTAATACCATGATCGTCGAATGTCTTAATGATTTTTCGAATAGCTCTTTGCTTTTCTCTTGTATCAATTTGTATATCCACAACATCACCCCTAATTAAATGGTAATTCTTCATCAATTCCGTCCGGGATGTTCATGAAGCCATCTCCTGCCGGAGTGGATGCCGGATGATAACCATTCATTCGATTCTTGTAGGCTTGCGTTTCCGACATTTCTGGAACCTGCGCTTCTTTCACCTTGTCAGTGGAAATAAACCAGCGAAGGACTCTTTTCTCGCGCTCTCTTCCATCGTAATAATCCATCTGAGGTCCAAATACTCCCCCGACGATTTTATTCTTGAACTGAGCTCCGAAATTGTCTCCCCACTGTGTTTCAAACCCTGTGTTGGAGTGTTCTACACAAGTAAGGAATGTTTTAAATGACCGGCTACAATTTCCATCTTGATCCTCTGTCAAAATGTACTGCGTTGCCTGATTCGGCCACTTCTTTTCCGGCCGGATGTCGTTTTTAAATACTTCCGTGAAATATCCCGCCTGTTTGTCTGCGGTAGAAAAATCAAAAGAAATTTTTATCATATCTTTTCCAGTTTTGGACTGCATTTCTAAAACTTCTTTAATGATCAGATAGTGACCGCCAAGCTCCACGGGGGTAAATTCCCCCTGCGCCTGTGTATTTTCGTAGTTGTTAGGTTTTTTCATGTTAAAAGTCCTCCAATGCTTTAATTACTTCTACAATATCGTTATCGATTTCAAATTCTTTAAACGCTCCCAGCGGAGATTTTGCTGTGCTGTTATTTGCTTGCGTTTCAAATTTATACTGCCCATCAACACATTTGCTAAGGAGCACCGTTGTAAACTTACTCTCAAGCACAATCTTGTCCAGTTTCTTCCCGGAAGTTTTGATTCTCGTAAACATATAGCCGTTCTCATCATGATCTGTTTGAGTGTGGGCGGTAAAGATGATAGTCAGATCATCTCTATATGTATAACATTCACAAACCAAGTCCCACACGCACGCAGCCAAGTCCACCCATTTGTCATATCCCTTTTCCTTACTCCTGCGCATCTCATCAGCTACCATAAGCCCGTTGATTGTGTCAATTACAATAACTTTGATGTTCGGACATCCCTCTGCCAATCGCTTGATATACTGCCTTACAATATTTGCATCATCCGTTGCTTTGTAGTTCCTGTTTTCTGTGTTATACTGTTTTCTCCACCCTTTCCAAGACAATCCCTTGCAATCTGCATCAATATAATATGTTGTCTTCGGATCTAGATTTCTCATGCTTGTCGTTTTTCCGGAGCCTGATTCTCCGGCAATACAAATTACTTTGCTCATTTATCTTCCGTCCTCCTTATCAAATACAACCCTATCTACAGATTTTACAATTAGCAAACTGGCAATCTGCTTTAAGGATAATGTTGATTCATTATAGATATCTACTAATGCGTTATATGCTTCCGGCGTAAGCTTCACGACAGTTTGCTCTTCGACTGGCTGCTTCTTTCTTGCCGGAATATGTATTAATCCATCCGCCATCGCTAACCTCCCTATTTAATCTGAATGTTCTGCTTTTCTATCAAAGAAACACCTTTAAGTTCCATTCCATTCTTAATAGCCTCTTTAACTTTTGTTTTATCCACCGTCGGTTCGGCATATTTCAGGAATTCTTTAGGAACCCTAGTTACATCCACTACTTCAACCGATTCTGATTTTCGATAAGAAATAGATACTTTTGGACTTTTAAATTTAGTACCGGATAAGACGCTTGATAAGTAGTTCTTTAAAGATTCCGCTTTGTTCTTACATGCCTTTTCTCTTTCCGCTAATGCGTCTTTCTCTGCCTTAATAGCAGCTGCATCGGAAAGAAGATTCTTAATCCAGCAAGCAATCCCCTCCACTTTTTCATCAAACGCAAGCTGTAAGTCCTGTAACTTATCTGCATCAATAATTTCTCCTGTCTCCATATCTACACAGTTTAAAATCTGCTCATTAATTTCATACAAATTTGCCATTATTCTCCCTCCTTAATAACTCCACCAAACAACACATCAAACAGCCTGTCCACTGCTTTCTTTACGTGATCCGCATTCCAGTCAATGTTCTTCATATCGTCTGGATGAGCTTCTTTCTTCGGCAAGCCTTTCAGTCCAATCTTAACCGCATTTATAATTGCTTTATCGACCTCTTTTTCACTTGCGTCACCATCTTTCATCATGTTTTTCTTAAGATGATCGCAAAGAACAGCTAAATCTATTAATGCTTCCAAACCTGTTCCGTTTATACAAATTTCTCCATTACCTACTTTAATCATTTGACTAAACTCCTTTACTTCGATATAATTTAATTGAATATTTTTCTAGGCGCCCGAGCTTGCCGGCTCATTTAAGGGCGCTTTTTTATTTGGCCAAGTCAAGAATGCTCTTGATCTGGCTGGCTGTGAACGTAAGCTCATCATCGAACCCAGCTGATAACGTGAGCTTTTTCGCCAGTGCACATGTGATAGACACATAGCCGAGTCCGTCATTCTTCATCATAAGTACTTCCTCTTTCAGCTGTTCCAGTAACTCCTTGAACTCATTCTCCGGAATCTCTGTTGCTACTTTCTTCATCCTTCCTCACCTCCTTCTATATCGGTCCTGCCATCCGGCAGTAAACCAGCAATACTATCAAAAATAATCCTGCTGCTACCACTCCGGCACCGAAGCCGATTAGAACTCCGGTTAGGATATCTCGTCTATGTCGTTTTGCACTAATACTGTTGCTTTTCACTGCTTGTCCCTCCCCTCTACCGCCTAAGCGGTTTCTTCTAATTCGTATTCGATCACTGCCTCTTCTTGCTCTTCCAGCAAGCTGATCATAATCTGCATAATTTTCACCATATCTGGTTTCACTTACACCACCTCTCTAAACTCTATGCGTTACGGGTTGTACGTGTTGCGTTGTCCCCTAAAATCTCCTATACTGTTAATACAGGACACTGCCATGTCCGAGTATTAAAGAAAGGAGAGCAAACATATGTATGATGTTTATTTTTCATATTTCGATGGAAATGATCACTTGTGCACGAATATAGATAAAATCGAAATTCCTACTTCATCCGGAATAAGAACATATTCGGGCGATGAAATTGCATCTCAGCATTTTAGGATTCATTCAGAGATTTACCTGTATAGTTCTAGTACAAGCTACACAATTTCTACAACTGGGTTAAAAGCCATCGAAATCAGAAAGAAATAATCTTTCTATACTAGAACCTCTATACTAATTTCTGTATGGGGGTTCTCTTTCTTTAATTCTTCTGCTTTCTTCAAAACATCACTAATATCGTCCATCCTTGTTATGTGAAAAATTATTTTTATTCTCATTATTACCTACACCTCCTCTTTTACTTGCATATTTTTTTACTGTCTCCTATACTTTAATTACA